CTGGTCGAGCAGCGTCCGCGTCCGGCTTTGGCGGTGGAAGCGGACCAGGTTGGGATTGCGGCTGAAGATTGGATCCTGGGTGACCGTCCACCCATAGCCGCTGTAGAGGATGTGCGGGGCCATCACCCCACCCTCCCCCGCCGCCGAACCCACATCCCAACCCGCACCGCAACCACCAGCGGCCACAGGGCCCCGGCGATCAAGGCGGCAAGCCATTCGCCGGGCTCGCGGCATTCATGGGGGCGCACGACGCTCATCGCGGTGAAGACGCCGGCCCAGGCGTAGATCTCAAGCATTGGGGGCCTCGGGTTGGGGGATGGAGGGGATTTGCCCCCAGCCGCCCATCGGTTGCCTAATCCACATCGTGCCGTCACTAATCCACATCGTGCCGTCATTGCATGCCGCGATGACGGTTACGTCACTATCAATGGCCATCGCCGTCACCACGCGGGCCGGGGCCGGCGCAGGCCGTGAGGTGGGCTGGGCGGCACGGGCGGCAGCTTTGTGGCTCCACCACGGCTGGCCAGGGACGACCACGGAGTAATGGGCATACACGCCATCTTCAGGTGCGCCGCCTATCTCGTAGCGGATTCTGACGTCGCCATCCCTGTCCGCATCCTCCGCCGTCGGCAGGCGGTCGGTGATCCATTCATTCATGATTTGTCGGGGAAGCTCAACACCCCAGACCCTACCCTCACACCAGCTACAGCCCACCACCCCTATGCCAGTGCCGTGACTGTCACACCGCCACGGCTCGCAGCTCCACCGTGATGTTCACCCGCCCGATCAGCTCCCGCGGCTCGGACTTCTGTGGCGGCTGGTCGGGGATGAACCGCCACTGCAGCCCCGGCAGCTCCGGGGCGACGCCGGGCGCCCAGATCTCGGCCGGCAGCAGCAGCTCATCCATTCCGCTGCCGCTGGCCAGCCATGCCGCTTCAATCGCCACCCAGTCGGCCACCGGCCTGGCGTCGAACCGCAGGGCCAGCGTGGCGTCGACCGCCAGGCTGCCGCGGCGGCGCCGGAACGTCAGGCCCGATTCGCTGCGGGTCTCGATCACCGGCACCGACGGCGCGGTGAACTGCCGGTCCGCCGGACGGATCGCAGGGAATGCCACGCTCATGAGATCACCACCTGCTGCAGGTCCGACTTGCCCAGTCTGGTCACCCGATACGACCCGCTGGCGGTGCCGGACAGGCCCAGCAGCGCGCCGCCAGGCTCTGCTGCCACCGTGAACTCATCGGTCGTCAGGCCGCCGCTGCGCACCCAGTAGGTGGTCTGCTGCAGCAGCCCCGTCGGCAGGTCGCCGCTCGTCGCCGTGAACGTCACCTGGTCGCCGGCGGCGAACCCATGGGCCGTCGCGGTCGCGGTGTCGGTGCTCAGGTTGAACGTCACCGCCTTGTCAACGATCCGATCGGTCGCCACATAGCTCGTCACCCGGCAGGCCAGCTGGTAGGTGCCGGCGCCGGTGAACACCGCCGTCGCGCTCGCCTCATTCGTGGAACTCCAGTCCACCGCACCACCCGCCGGGATCACCGGGGCCGTCCAGCTGTAGACCAGGTCGGTCGCCGTGCCGCTGATCCCAGCGGTTGACGTGATCGTTGCCGGGCTGGTGCCGGTCGTGCTGCCAGTGATCGTCACGGTCCCGATCGTCGTGCTGGTCGGCGCAGCCACCGCCAGGATCGGATGCGTGTCGGTGATCGTCACAGCACCCCGCGTCACGGCGCAGCTGGCGGTCTTGCTGCCGCTGCTGCTGGCGGTGATCGTCGTCGATGCTGCCGTCGGCGTCCCGAACGTCAGGCCGGCGCCGGTCCAGCTGTAGGTGAACCCCGTCCCGGTGCCGCTCACCACCGCCGCATAGCTGCCGGCCACGCCGACGGTCAGGGTCGAGGGCCCGGTGATCGTGACACCGGTGAAGCTCGCGGTGATCGTGCCCGGTGCGTCGGTGCTGCCGATCGCGCCTTCAATGACCCAGTTCTGGGCCACGTCAAACCCCTCGGAGATCAGCGACAGGCCATCCTCGTCGGTCGGCCAGTGCAGGGCCGTCACCGCGATGTTGCCGGCATCATTGAACGCCATGGACTGGACCTTGTAGCTCATCTCTGTCGCGTTGCGCTCCGCCAGGCAGAACACCGCCTGGCCCTGGTTCACGGCACGGCCGCCGAGGATGACCAGCCCCACCTCCTGGGTCTGGCTGCTGCCGTCCCACAGGAGGGCGTCGTAGGTGCCGTCGGCAATCGGTTCGCTGGTGACGATCGTGCCGTCCGCCAGGATGGCGCCGTTGCGGGCGGTCTCGTAGGCGACGGTCTCCATCGCCAGGCGGCAGCAGCGGCCCGGGCTCAGCGTCGCCTGCTGCGGGATCGTCTCGAACGTGACCTGGTGGGTCACCAGCCGCTTCATGCGGCACTTCAGCTTGGCCACGTCGATCGCGTGCCGCTCGCTGGTGCAGAAGTCGCTCATGTCGATCACCTCAAGCGGTGCCGCCTCGCTCACCCCGATCTCGCGGACCGTCACCTCCCGGGTCACGGGGAACAGGCCCCGGTTGCTGCCGTCGCCCTCGGCCCGGCGTTCCTCCCGCCACTTCACCGACACCCGCACCGGCTGGCGTTCGGTCTGGTCCAGGTAGCTCAGCTTGAAGCTGCCCTCGATGATGTTGCCGGCGTTGAACAGGCCCGTGATCTGCTCCGGCGCGCCGAACAGCACCGCCGGCTGCAGATAGCTCACGCCGTTGCGGGTGATCAGGTCCAGCAGGAACAGGGCCGCCGTGTCGTTGCCCCATGTGCGGATGTTGACCGGCTTCGGCAGTGCCCCGTCCCAGAAGTAGCCGCGGGTCCGGGTCCAGTCCGTTGCGCTGGCGAAGCTCGCCTCGTCGACCTGCAGCGGGCTCAGGATCGATCCCACCCCATAGCGCTGGTTCAGCAGCCCAGCGGCCAGGAGGGCCGGGAATGAATGGCTGGCGCCGGGCCCGTCGTTCACGTAGACGCTGAGCTGCCCCAGCTGCTGCGCCTCGGTGCCGCTGCGGATGTTGACGCCCACCAGCGTCATGTCCGGATAGGTCGGCGTCGTCGGCGCCGTGTCGATCACGTTGACGTAGGTGATCTCGTGCTCGGGGCTGCTGGTGCTGGTCGTGATCTCGTCGTAGACGAACTGCTCCGCCAATCGGGCCCATTCGTCCACGTAGTTGCCGCCGTCTGCGTTCGGCATCCCGATCCCGCCGCGCGTGTTGATGGTGCAGGGCATCTGGAACGTGGCCGCCTGGCGCTGCACATACTCCCCGGCGACGCGCACCACCACCGACCCATCGCCGACGGTCTGCAGCGACGACAGCCGCGCATCGATCACGATCAGGTCGCCGCTGGCGGTGCCGCTGCGCACCTCCCAGCCGCTCACCGGGTCCAGGCGCACCTCCCATCGCTGGCGGGTCGGGAACTCGATCCGCAGGAAGTTGAACTGCGCCTGCTGCGTGCTGCCGCTGACGCCGAACAGCTGCGGCAGGCTGGACCAGCCGCTGGTGCTGCCGGCGATTCGGTAGCGCAGCCGCCAGAACGCGTAGCGGGTCTCAATCTGGGTGATCGTGCCCGACTGATACTGCGTCACCCGCAGGATCTGCTGGGCCGGCAGCTGGCTCAGGTTGTAGTAGTCGCAGGCCCGGCCGTCCACCTCCCCATAGGGCATAGCGTCGCGGAAGTTCATCAGGCCCGCCACCCGGATCCCGACGGTGGAGCGGATGCCCAGCTCGATCACCTGCGCCGGCTGCGGAATCGCAACGGTCGCCCGGGCCATCCGCAGCACATGCGGCGCCGCGGTGCCAGATCTGGTGCCGCCGGTGCCGGGGAAGTCCGCCGCGCCGGCTTCCACCACCCGGAACGTCGCGGTCACGCTGATCCCGCCGCCAATCGGCTGCTGGTCCACGTCCGAGCGGAACACGTCATCGGACGGGCTGCGTCCTGAGCAGACGCACACCGCCGAACCGATCCGGTACAGCTCCCCCACGACGATCGCGTCATCCCATGCCCGCTGGCGGCCGGCGACGGCTGAACCGATGTCGCCCTTGCCCTCGGAGTAGTCGCCACTGGTGAAGAATCCTCCGGCGTCGGTGCCGGCGTCGATCTGCAGGTCTACCTCGTCGTCAACCAGCAGGGTGTTGTCGGTCACGCTGCCGCCGCCCCGGCGGTGGGCCGTCAGGCCGCAGCGGCTCGAGCTGATCGCGTCGGACTTCTCACGTTGCGCCGTCGCGGCGTTGTCGCGGCTGCAGACGATGATGCTGATCCCCTGCTTGACCAGGTTCTCATCCTTCGGCGTCTTGAGGTTCGCCTGCGTGATCGGGCGGATCTGCGGGTTCACCCGGTACGCCAGGCCGTTGCCGATCGGTGCGTAGACGCCGAACGCCGTCTGGCTGCTGGGCTGGTAGCTGTAGCACGTCGCCGGCACGTGCTGGTTGTTCAGTCCCCGCACCTGGAACACGTCGCCAGCGCCAGCGGTCTCGGCATTGCCCGGGTCGTTCGCGGCCAGCCGGCCCGCGATGCGATCGGTTGCGCGGATCCGGCCGCCGCCGGGGCGGTGATAGAGCGTCACCCTTGCGCTGCTCTCGCCTGCGGCGCCCAGGTCGTAGGCGGACAGCAGGTTCTCACCGAACGCGAACTGCTGGGGATCGATGCCTGTGATCGGGGCCTCGCCGACCAGATAGACGGCCCGGAGCATCTGCGAACCGCCGAGGCTGACCATCTGGCTCCACAGCAGCGGGCAGTTGACGCGCACGCCCCCGTAGGTGATGCCGTTGATGGTCTCGCGGTGGGCCCAGACCACCGGGATCGTGGCGCCCAGCTCGACGGTGTCCTGGGTGCTTGAGATCCCCTGCTTCGGGGCGAACTCGGTCCTGGAGACCAGCTGCTGGCCCTGCTGCTGCTCCTGCCGCAGTTCGCCCGGGCGGGGGGCGTTGCGCTGCTTGAGGCGCGGCCTGGGCGTCAGGAGGTAGGCCGCGGCCGACAGGACGGCGGAGATGGCGAGGTTGATCAGGAAGGCAGTCAGCGGATCAACGGCCACGGGCCCCGCCACCGGCCGCAGCCGGCTCAGGCGCTCCTGCTCAAGCTGAAACTGCCGGTACTGGGTCTCGCTCAGACCCAGGGCGGTCATGATCTGCCGATCAATCGGCAGCAGCAGGCGGTGGCGGCGCTTCCCCAGCATCAGAACCTCAGGTCTGCACTCGGAGGCAGGGCGCCGACCATCGCCTGCGTCAGCACCCGCCGGGGCCAGTCGCCGCCGATCGCGTCCAGCGGGCTGCCGAGGGTCACCGAGACCTGCTGCAGATCCTGCACGTAGGCGGTGATCGCGTAGGTGTCGATCATCTCGATCCCCGTTTCGTCAAGGGTGACAGGGTCCAGCCAGACGGTGCGGATCCTGGCGATCCACAGATCATCGGCCGCCTGCTTCCAGATGTTCAAGCCCAGCACGTCGGCGTTGAACGCCAGCACGGCCTCAGCGTTGGGGAAGCCCAGGTCCACCGTCGCGCCGGAGTAGGCGAAGCCGGCGTGCATGTAGTCCACACCCTGATAGGTGCGGGTCTCGCCGGTGTGGAACTGCTGGAATGCA